GCCTATGACGCCGAGACCTTGGACGTTGTCTGTAGAGTACCGGCGGGGGATCGATTGGACCGTCTCGACGTTTGTCTGAGTCGTGGTCTGTTGGACCGTTTGTTCTTCAGCCATGTCGGCTCCTGTTTATCTCGATTTACTGGACTATTTGCGGAGTACGGGACGTTTAGATTTACTCACGCCACTAATGTTTGCCGCAATACGGTCACCCATGTTTCCAAGGTTGATCGAAATGTCTGTCTGCCATTTCTTACCGGCAGCTTTCAGTTCTTCTTGTCGCGCAAAGCCAAGCATGGACGCTTGTTCAGTCAGTGTGGCTGACGATAGTGCTTTAATAGCGTCAACTTCTCGGCCTGACTTCAATGCTTCATAGAATGTTGTTCGCATAGTACCTTCGTTAAAGTCGTAAGTGTCCGTGATTACGGTTTCGCCAGCATCGTTCATCTTAAAGTTAAAGACACCCAATCCTCGCGCCACTCTAGTTTCGGGATCGAATAGACCTTTTAATAAGGGTTCTTTTAAGATTTGTTCTTCTGTCGTTCCTAAGTCTTCATAAGTAATAAAAGATCGACCAGCCGCTCTGGCTATACGGATAGCTTCACGCATGGCATCCAGCCCACCTTCGTTGAAATCGGCAGACGTTAACTTGCCCCCAGGACGTGCGGCGTTGCCTAAGAAGTTCACGAACTCAGATGTCCCAAAGGACTGTACGGCTTTCGTTACGCTTTCAATTGTGTCCAATGCGTAATCCGCTGCGACTCCCGCCACATCACCAGCGACGTCAATCGCTTCACCAACAAACGATCCAATCACTGCACCGGCCCGATTGAAGACCGTACCATCTTCGATCCGCGCGTCCATGAGGGTGCCTTCAGAATCGTAGACGTCACCGCTGGTACTGATGGTGACCTCAAAGTCTTCTTCAGCCGTGTCTGTAATGGTTCCAAATGTGTAGTTCGATTTGTCGAGTACTGTGCGGTTACGCTTGAGGACCGATTGTATTTCGTCAATTCGGTTTTGGCTGTCAGCCGCCGCTGCGTTCTTTCTATCAATTTCAGCTTTCACTGGGTCTTCCGTTTTAACATCCTTCAAGAACCCAAAATGTTTTTCTTTTAGTTCCGCAAACCTTTGGTCAATTGATGTTTCAACGGGTTTCTTAATTTCGCCGTCCTTTAAGAAACTCATGTGCTTTTGTTTCCAAGCTTCAAACTTTTGGTCAAGATCATCGACTTGTTCTTCCTGACCGCCTTTATCAGACGTGTCATCCTTTAAGAAACTCATGTGCTTTTGTTTCCAAGTTTCAAACTTAGTGTCCAAATCAGAAACTTCTTTAGCCTCTCCAGTAAGATCGGGGGCTGTGTCTGGTTGCAGTTCAGTCTGTACTGGAGGTAGATCGTCGCGACTTTCAGTGAACAAGAAGGTCGATAGATTACCGTCTGTACCAATCACGATCTCATCGCCCTCGACCAGTTCACCGGCGTCTCTCGCAGCGACGTAATCACGGGTGTTGTCAAAGAACATTGCGCTGTCCGTATCGACCTCAAGTTCTGTCAGCTTGTCACTCATCGACCCACTGATCTGCTTGAGCGCGTCGTTCATTTCAGTAGACATCCCAGCGTTATCAATCGCCGCTCCCAGTTCTTCTGACAGTCGCATAGCGTCTGTGTTGCCCAGCGACGTCACAGTAATTTCACCGTCTTGGTCCGGTACGACAACAGGTTTGATGTTGGTGTCTTTTGCGGTGTCCACAGGTGCTGGCTTTTCGACGCCCAGCGCAACCTCTAGCTCACTCACAAGTGCTTCCGTGCCGACACTGTCGGGCCGCAATTGTGGGCGTAACGATCTGGCGACACCACCAGCCGACGCCGGTACGGGCATATCGTCAGGTCTCAATCGTGGACGCAACGAACTCTGCAAGCCGCTGTCTGGCTTTGTCGTTGGTCTCAGCCGTGGACGTAATGATCGCTTGACGCCACCACCTTCGACCTTTGCGCCCTGATTGGGTCTCAGTTGTGGTTTCAAAGAGGTCTCTGGGGCGGTGACTTTACGTGGCTTGTGCATCCCAAACATCGCGGCGTAACCACTTTCAGCCGCTTCTCTGAAGACCACATAGTCTGGTGTATAATTAGCAAAATGCATTGCTTCTTGTTTCCGACGCAGAGCCAACGATTTGTTTTTCGATCCGTTGGACTTGTCGCGTATCTCAGTGATCGCCTTTTTGACGTCGCCGTTCTTAATGTGTTTCACTAGATTCGGACCCAGTAGCGCAGGGTTGTGCATCACCAATGACGTTAAGGTCATACGTTGTGGTCCGCGCAGTGGTGCACCATCCGTCAACTCAGAGATCAGCTTGTCTGCTTGAGCGACTTGGGCCTCGTACAGCGCACGGCTTTCGCGACTACTGACGCCTTCCGTTCCATTCATCAACGCTTGCATCTGCTTGGGGGTCTTTCCGAGTACACCCGCCGCCAGCGCAAAGTTCTCTGGGCTGTCCAGATTGAATTCGTAGCCGATGACATTACGACCAATCGCGTCTTTTTGTACGTTTTGACTGAAGATGCGATGGCCCGTAATGAAATCAAAACGATCACGATTGTAGTCACCAGCTTCAGTGTCGAATGCTGATGGTCCAATCTTTGAGTACACCTCGTTCTCCAGCATCTCAACGTATTCGTCGTGGGGTAGGTCCAGCATCGTGTCCTCGACCGTTACACCAATCGTCGGGCTGACGAACCCACCGTCGCGATATGCACCACGATGCAATTCGTTAAGCAGACTGTTGTATTTAGCTTCGTCTCCGACGTCGTTAAGTGTGCCGTAGTCAATAGGATTTTCGATGAAATAGTTGCTTATGGTGTCCATTTGAATTTCCTATCTAAAGAGGTAAAACGGCTTGGCCCCGCCGTCGCCATATCGCATGGGCGTGTAGTCCCGCGCCGTCAGACCGAGACGCTCAATGTCTGCATCTGTGAACCGTGGTCTACCAACGAACCTTGGGCTAACTATTAGTTGATACGAATTGTCACCAGACACACGTTCCAATGTCACGGCTGGTCCAAAGATTTTCCGAGCCTCTGCACGATCCACTGTGATGTCGCCGGTCAGGTTCAAGTCGTAACTCCAGTTTGTAGAGTTCGACAAAAAGCCACGTTCACGTCCGTCTGGGTGATACCGGCTGTCAACTTCAAACGTGCTGCCAATCTCTAAGTTTATCGGCAGACCTGTCGTGTCACTTGTCACGATCTGTGAGTTATCAGAACGTGTTGGGTCTGGCACAGTATTCAGACCAGTTTGACCAAGGATCGAAAAGGCACCATCGTTGATGTTCTGAAGGTCATTTTCAAAGGTGGCGATGGTGTCTTCCATGTCACCAGTTTGTGGGTTCGCCACGGATTTACCCATCACGACACCGCCGACTACGTTGGTCGCTTGACGTCCTGATCTCACCAGCCCACCTTGGACCCACATTTGTGGACTAATGGCTTCTAGTGCAGCGACTTGGACGTCATGGTTCGAGAAGGTTTTGTCTTGTGATCTTTGGAGCGCGACAAAAACTTTCGCTGCTTGTCTCAGGCGACCTTGGGTTTCCAAATCGACGCCACTGACGGCACTGGAGAACCAAGACGTTACAGCCCATTTGCCCAGCTTGTTCTGTTCGATCAGGTTGCCAATTTCGTCGGCGGTAAACATCTCAGCGACAGCCGCTTCACGTTCAGTGTTGTTAGTCGCGTCAGGTGCCAAGATAACCCCCAGCCCGTCCTTGTCGATTTGCTGGATCGCCTCTTGAAAACTAGGGTTAAACACTTTGACTGCTGCGCCCTGCGCCGACGCGCCGTTGTTCATTTCGATCATCGCAGCGGTTGCTCCAAGCCTTGCGATGTGATCGTCTTTTGGCAACATATCGCCAGCCATACGTCCTGTCGGATCAGCGATCATCAACGCTTCTAGTGCGTATGTTTGCTGTGCTGGATCGCCCGACGTCAGTTGGGATGCAAACTGTTGCTTGACGTTCTCAGGGAAATTACCGGCTCCGTAGGTCTGTGTGAGATTCTTTACGAATGCGCCAGCTTTAAATGACGCTCCTTCGACACCCATTGGGGCATTTCTATTAAGCCAATCTAAAGCGGCACCTTTGTTTTCTTTTGGGTCGTATGACAGGCTAGGTGGCAATCCATTAGCCACGTTGTTCATTGCGACCTGATTGAAATGGTATTCAGCAAGCTTTGAGCGTTCTGTGTTGAGGTCTTTTTTGAACGCAGCGATCTGCGTCATGGAAATCCCTGGAGTATTCTGCATCTTTGCGACTACGGC